CATGGAGGCCCGGCTTCAGATCGCCGAGGACACCATGAAGAACCTGATCGCCGTGGGCATGTACGGCGACGGGACCGCGGCCGGCGGCAAGGCCATCGACGGGCTCGACGCGGCCGTCCCCGTGACCGCCACCTCCGGCACCTACGGCGGCATCGACTGCGCCACCTGGACGTTCTGGCAGTCGAAGAGCACCACGACCGCCGCCGGCACCACCGCGAACATCCAGGGCTTCATGAACACGATGTGGGCCAGCCTCGTCCGCGGCGCGGACCGGCCGGACCTGATCATCATGGACCCGATCAACTGGGGCTTCTACATGGGCTCCCTCCAGGCCATCCAGCGGTTCGCGGACGTTTCCACCGCCGACCTCGGCTTCCCCTCGGTGAAGTTCATGGGGACCGACTGCATCCTCGACGGCGGCATCGGCGGCGCGGCCACCACCAAGACCACGTACTTCCTCAACACGAAGTACCTGTTCTTCCGCCCCCACGCGCAGCGGAACTTCGTCAGCCTCTCCCCCGACCGGCGCTACGCGGTCAACCAGGACGCCGAGGTCGCCATCCTGGCGTGGGCCGGCAACATGACCTGCTCCGGCAAGCAGTTCCAGGGCCGGCTCATCACCGGCTAACCCCGGCACTCGAAAAGGAGACAAGATCATGGCTCACTCTCTCGACTACCGGCTCGTCAGCCCCTTCATCGGCTCGCAGCCCATCAGCGAAACCTCGACCACGAAGAAGCACCCGCTCGGGACCATCGTGAAGGCGGTGGACACGAACTACGGCGAGGGCGAATTCATCTACCTGAAGGGGGTCGCCAACACGACCGCCTCCGCCATGGCGGTGTTCGACGTCAAGGCTGGCACGACGACCCTCACCACCGCCGCCACCACCGGACAGGTGGGCGTCGCGATGTCCGCGAACGTCGCCAACCAGTACGGCTGGTACCAGATCAAGGGCGAGGCGGTCGTCCTCGCCGCCGCCAACGTGGTGGCCGACAAGACCATCTCCGGCCTGACCGGCACCCCCGGCACCTGCACCCCGGGCGTCGATGGCGTGTCGTACATCGCCGGCGCGACCGCCAAGACGGCGACCGGCACCCCGACCGCCGGCTACGCCCAGATCCAGATCGCGTACCCGTACCAGAACGCGCTCACCGTGGACGTCGCCTAGCTTCACCCCGGAGGGGTGAGGGCATCGTGCCCTCGCCCCTCTACCTGTAGTTTCAACCAGAGAAGGGACACCGCCCGATGGCCCAGATCGCAGACCGTTCCATGATGGAGTCGCTCAACACGCAGATGGGAGGCACGAACGGCGACGAGCGCCTGCGCGTGCGCTTCTCCATCCGTCCCCTCGAGAACCCGGACAAGACGCTGGCTGAGGGTCGGCCCATCTTCGAGGACCGCGAATTCATCGAGATCATGATCCCCGGCAACCGCGACCACGTGATCAACCGGGTCGTGCGCGACGAGGACAAGCAGCGGTTCGCGAAGCAGTACGCGCATTTCAAGGCCGGCGTCACCGACGAGAGCCTCTCCGGGACGCCCCTCGCCGCGTGGCCGGGCATCACCCGGGCGCAGGCTGAGGAACTGGCCTACTTCCACGTTCGCACCGTCGAACAGCTTGCGAACATGAACGACTCCGATGCCCAGAAGTTCATGGGGATCAACGCCCTGAAAACGAAGGCGAAGCTCTTTCTCGAAGCCGCGGCCGGCAACGCTCCGATGGTGAAGCTCCAGGCGGAACTCGACGCGCGGGACGCGAAGATCGCCGCCCTCGAGGACGCCATCCGGGAGATTCAGTCGAGGCAGGGCAAGAAGGGATAGAACGTGGCGAACCTCTCGCGCTTCCAGACCGCGACGGAGATCATCAATCAGGTCGCCGTCGAGATCGGGTTGAACGAGAGCACCGCCCCGTTTTCGGATGTAGACCCGATTTTCAAGCAGATGATCGCGCTCCTGTCCTCCGCCGGGCAGGATCTCGTCCATCTGGCCGATTGGCCGATCCTCTCGAGGATCGCCACGTTCACGACCGCGACGGGGGACACGGGGGTCTATGACCTCCCCGCGGACTTCTCGCACATGATCCCGCAGACCGCGTGGCAGCAGAGCACGCGCCTGCCGGTGACGGGCTCGCTCTCGCCGGTCATGTGGGAGTACCTCGTCGGGTCGGGGATCGGGACGGCGACGATCTACGCCTCGTTCCGGGAGAGCCGTGGGGAACTGTGGCTGTACCCGCAGCCGCCGGCGGTCGGCGTCACCATCACCTTCGAGTATATCTCGAGGGGTTGGGTCTACAACGGAGCCCCGCCGCAGACCTCCGGTGATGCCGTCGTGCCTGTCACCGGCACGAAGTTCGACCCGACGAAGCTCCGGGACACCATCCAGGCCCCCTCGGATCTCGTCCTGTTCGACCCCCGGCTCATGCAAGCGATGCTGAAGGTCCGCACCCTCGGGGCCCGCGGTTTCAACACCGTCAAGGCCCAGGACGAATTCGATTCCGTCTACGAGTCGGTGACGTCGCACAAGGAATCCTCGCCGGTCCTGTCGATGTACCCCGCCGCGCACGGCACGCCTCTCGCCCCGCTCAACGTCCCCGACACGGGGTTCGGGTCCTAGATGCCCATCGCGAGCCGCAAGCAGGCGTGGCGCGGGCGCAAGCGCCCCGTCGCCGCTACATCGCGGCCCTTCTCCCTGCCGCCTCCGCTCGGCGGGGTGAACGCCCTGTCTGGGCTCGCCGGCATGGAGGCGTCCGAGGCGGTGGTCCTCGTGAACCTCATTCCGGCGCGGTACGGGTGTCGGGTCCGGTCGGGGTACGTGGAATGGCAGCGCATCGCGGACTTCGAGCCGGGCGGGGATGCGGAGCCCATCCCCCAGGAGGCCCGGACGGTGATGCCCTACTTCGGGTCGAAGGACGACAAGACCAAGGACCGGCTTTTCGTCGCGACGAAGTACGGGATTTACGACTGCTCCGAGGAAGGCACGCTCACCGCCGGCGAGGTGGACAACCCGCCCGACGAGAAGATCGTGTTCACCACCGCGTCCGCGGATTCGGGCTACGGCACGTTCGTCCACTACACGAACGACGGCGCGGGGCATTTCCTGATTTACGCCGATGCCCAGAATGGCCTCTACCAGTATAGCGAGGCGACGGACGCTTGGGCGAAGTACCACCTCGACGCCGCCGCGGATCCGCTCCACATCCAGAACGTCGATCCGGCGCTCCTCACCTTCGTCACGGTCTGGAAGCATCGGCTGTGGTTTGGGGAGAAGGATTCAGCCCGTTCCTGGTACCTCGGGCCGGGCCTCCTCTCCGGCGCGGCCACGGAATTCGACTTCGGAAACAAGTTCCGGTATTCGGGCTCCATCGCCGGCATCTTTAACTGGACGCTGAACGGCGGCGCGGGCATCGACGACTACCTCGTGGCGGTGAGCCGCGAGGGCGACGTTCTCGTCTACATGGGAACGAACCCGGACGACGCCGCGACCTTCGAGGCGAAGGGCATCTGGTACGTCGGCCCGGTGGCGAAGGGCAAGCGATGCGCCACGGAGTACGGCGGCGAGCTTCTCCTGCTCACCCTGAAGGGCGCGATTCCGCTTTCAACCCTGGTGAATGGCGCGGTGGTCGAGTCGCCGCAGACCTACATCACCGACAAGATTTCGCCGCTCCTCTCCGACACCTTCTCGAGCACCGAAGGGAAGTACGGGTGGGGGTTCTGCCTCTCCCCGAAGGACGACTCGCTCATCATCCTGTCGCCCTACCTCGCCGGCTACTCGCCGCGGCAGTTCGTGATGGACACCGCGTCCCGGAAGTGGGCGGTGCAGCTTGACGTCCCGATGAACTGCGCCGATGTGTGGCACGGGGACCTCCACTTCGGGACCCTCGACGGGCGGGTGTGCATCCACAAGGGTTCCTCAGACAACACCCTGCTCGACGGCACGGTGGGCGAGGCGGTGGACTGGTACACCATTACGTCCTTCCAGACCCTCGAGACTCCCGCCATGTACAAGCGGGTTTCCTTCATCCGTCCGGTGTTCACGGGTGCAGCGGTCCCGGCCTACACCATCGGGGTCCGGTACGACTACGACACTTCCGTCCCGCCGGTGTCGGTGGGTGGCGTCGTGGTATCGGCCGCGGAATGGGATACCTCCCTGTGGGACGGCGCTGCCTGGGGCGGGTCGAACCTGATCTACCAGCGGACCTCGGGCGCGGCCGGGATGGGGCGCACCGTCGCGGTGGTCCTCCGCGGCCGGTCGCAGGCTCCGCTCTCGCTCGTGTCCTTCGAGGGCGCGGTGGACGTAGGAGGGTTCCTGTGATCATCACAGCCGCCCTCCCTTCCGACTTCGGCTGGTTCTTCGAGCGCACGGGGTACAGCCCGAAGCACGGGTTCAAGGGAATCAAGGCCATCGACGACGAGGGCAAAATTCTGGGCTTCGTCGGGATGGACGCCTGGACGCCCAATTCGGTGTCGATGCACGTGGCGGTGGACGACCCGTCCGTGGGCAAGGGCCGGCTCATTCCGGAATCCTTCCGCTACGCCTTCGGAGAGGACCGGCAGGTGGTCCTCGGCGTCACCCCCGAGAACAACCGCCGGGCGCTCGCCCTTGCGGAGCGCCTTGGCTTC